GTAAACCAAATGAGAATCAAAAAACTTCTAAATATTCAAAGTCTAATTTGGCATGGTTATATAAAAATAAGAAGGAAGACGTCGATATCACGAAAAATAAACGTTTCATGAAGGATCTTCATAGATATTATAGAACTCTCGATGATTTCTTACACGAATTGGAAAATTAATAAAGTTCCTCTTCCACGTGTGTTTCGAATGTACAATCACATAATGGATACGCAACACATAGCATAGTAAACCCCTCGTTAATCTGATCCTCATCTAAAAATGCTTGATCAGATTGGTCGACCTTACCATTCGCCATCTTCGCCACACACGTTGAACACGTACCCCCGCGACAAGAATATGGTAAATCTACACCCACTTCCTCGGCGGCATCCAAAATATACGTATCTGGATCGCAATCAAAACTCTCCCTTCCGTCCGGTGTAATCAGCTTTATTTTATAATTCGTGCGCACGTCCCGTTTAATAGGTCTATCATTTCCAAAAATTACCTCACCCGCCAAATAATGAGAAACAAACCTCGCCAACATTTACATATATATGTATGCTCTCTTTATATAAATTTAAAGAAATACCAATATAATGTTGTATAATGGAAAGAAAGGTATTAGATCATGGTTTCGTTCGGTTGGTGGACTACATGCCCCGCGAAAACCTTGATGAATCAATTGTCCAGGCCGCGAGGGTCTCTTACGGGGAAGGAACTACAGCATCTCGAGGTATTTCTGGTCTTGTTAGATATTTAATGAGGCATTGGCACACCACTCCATTTGAAATGGTTGAATTTAAATTTCACATCAAGATGCCCATTTATATAGCGCGTCAACACATGAGACATAGAACGGCAAGTATAAATGAAATGTCTGCGAGATATTCTGTCATCCCGAAGGAGTATTACGATCCAAAAATTATGCGGGGACAATCTGCTATAAATAAACAAAGTTCAGAGGGTGATGCGACCGTGAGTGAGGAGAATATAGAAAAGACATCTAAACATCTCGGAGATTCATTTGATATCTACACGACGTTATTAAATGACGGGTGTTGTAGAGAACAAGCGCGTGGAAACCTCCCACAATCAACATATACAGAATTTTACTGGAAAATAAACCTCCATAACCTCATGCATTACCTACATCTTCGCATGGAAGCGGGTGCACAACAAGAAATTCGAGAATACGCAAATGCGATATATGACCTTGTAGAACCACTCGCACCCATTTCTATGAAAGCATTCGTCGATTTTAGAAAAAATGCGATACATTTGAGTGGACCAGAAATTGAATGTATAAAAAATGGAACTAAAATTACTTCACCGGGAGAGCGTCGGGAATTCGAACAAAAGCTTAAAATGCTGGGATGGGATGCGAGTGATTATTAAAAATATTGGTATATATATAAATGGTATCTCTCTCATTAACAACTACATTCGCGAGTACACAAAAGAAGTTCAAGAAATTTGGTAAAAAATTATCCAAGCAGCGCAAAGGAGAACTCAACAAAATTCGTGAAAATTTTAATAAAATATCCAGTGAAGAAAAGAAACGCGCGCAAAAATTGTTTGAACAGCATAAAAACTTTTTCACTGAAAAGGCGCCCATATCGGTAGATACACCAACGGAAGTAAAACCTATCGAGTTTTTTGAGAAATAAACGCAAACCAAAAACTCAACATAGTCATTACTGCAAATGCAACCGGAGTTCCACCACTTTCATAGATATTACCAGCAAATACAGCTGCTAATACGCTATACTGTGTGTATTGTATTTCTTTCCTCGTTTTTTCCAATATCCGTTTCGTAACAGATCTCGATTCTTCTAATCCCAATATAGCCGTACTTATATTTCTTATTCTACTCGGCATTTCCATGGATGTGGATACCATATCTCCCAAATCCAAAACATCCGAAACTTGGTCCCGTATGACCGGTTCCAAGTATTCGTAATAATTAAAATCTGGATCCAATCTCACACACGTACCTTCTATAGTCGAGAATGTCTTTGCCAAATATATAAATGGTGTTGGGATAACGAATGGTTTATTTTTAGCGAGAGATAATAGAAGTTCATCACCTAAAATCTCGTCTCGTAAACTCGAACCATCGAGTGTCTCTAAATAATTCAGTGTAGTCTTGAAAAAGAGTTCTATATCACTCAAATCAGATGTCGTTGGTAAAATTATATTCAGTTTTATAAAAATATCTACGATTCCTTTCGTATCTTTATTGATTATATAAACAAATAACTTCTTAAACCCCTCCTTTAACTCATCAGATATGTCTATTAAAAGTCCAAAGTCGTAAAAAACAAGCTTTCCATTCTTAGAAAACCCAAGATTTCCGGGGTGAGGATCGGCGTGAAAACAACCCTTCTCGAGTGTTTGAAACACATATGAACTTATTATAGCTTCGCATACCTTTTTTTTATTTACATTTTTATTAGTGATATCCGTTATCTTTTCAGATTCTACGTATTCCATAACAATCATATCGGGGGTTGAATACTTATTATATACCTTTGGAACCTTGATCCAAGACACATCTTTCATATTTTTACGAAAAACCGATGCGTTCTTTAATTCTTGTTCATAATCTGTTTCACCCAATAAATATTGTACGGTTTCATCGAAAATTTCGCCTTTATTCGTCCCCGTGTTCACCCCTATCATCTCCATAAATTGTATAATTTCTCGAATATTATCTGTATCATTTTTTATAATATTGTAAATTTGTGGACGTTTGATTTTAACGATCACATTTTTACCATTTAAAAGTTTTGCTTTATGAACCTGACCAATGCTTGCAGATTTAAACGGTGTAAGTTCGAACTCGGAAAATATATCATTTTTCGATTTAATGTGTGAAATTGTATCCTCGTCTATAGGATTTACGTTATCTTGTAAAGATTCCAATTGTTGAGTAAATTCTATTGGATATAGATCTACTCTAGAAGATACAATTTGACCAAGTTTTATGAACGTGGGACCTAATTCTACTAATTGATCTCTAGTCCATGAACCCAATTCTACCTGATCATTTGTTCTACTTTTTCTCCAAAGAAATTCGGCAGCAAACTTCCACGTTTTTCGTTTCTGTTTACTCCCGTGTTTCACTGGGTTGTGAAATAGTTTATTGTTAGAACATAAAACAACCATCCTACTATAACCATATAATAATATTTCACGGGCTTATAGTTTTTACGCGTGTGTTATTTAATGAAAATTAAGTGTGAAATATATGAACCCATGTACGATTTTAATGATAAAAAGTATATACGCGTTAAATTAATGGATAAAGTAAAATATTATATCGAAGGTCTACATGATAGTAAATCTCATCTCATCGCGACAAATAATATAGATAATCCGCTCGAAGGTAATATTCTAAAACTAAAAGTACCTTTCAGATATAGGCGTGTTATGTGCGTGGTACATGGAGATAAACCCGTACAATCACTCATACGAGGCGACGACGTTGAAATTGATGTACAATTCAGCGGCGTTTGGAATTGCGCTAATCATAGTGGTTTTTCGTGGAAAATTAAAGAAATATTTACCTAAATCATTCGTCTTCTTCTAATGCATTTTCCTCTGGAATGGTAATGGGTTTCGTCTCTTCACCTTCTTCATCCTTTTCTGGAATATCCACCTCCTCGACGCCCGCCTCGAGTAATGACCTAAATACTCTGAGAGACCCCTCTAATCGGAACACTTCTTTGCTCATCATTTCCAAATCAGCAGACATCTTTTCGACATTTTCTTTCACACTCAACTTTGGCATTTTATCTATAGTATACTCACATAAAGTTTTTATTCTTTAATTGTGTAATGAGTCTCACGAGAACGGGGTATTTTACAAGTGATGTCTCGACTATTAAAAAGGAATTAACTGTTCGTGCGACAGTAAATTCTGAGTTTGGGTTCCCACCGCCCGCGTTTAAAGTGTTTAAAAAGGGAAAAAACGGAATATGCGTCCCTCGATATTATGGTGAACAAAAGCTAGGAAAAGCGCTGGAAGATAAACGCCCTGAACCTAAAAAAATGAATATAAAGTTCAATGGAAAACTACGAGACGAAACTCATCAAAATGAAGCGCATAAAAAAGCACTTGAAGCTGGTCATGGTGTTTTATCTTTACCCTGTGGATATGGTAAAACAACGGTATCTCTCGCCATCGCGTGTTCTCTAGGGTATAGGACCATGATCGTCGTTCATAAAGAATTCCTCGCAAATCAGTGGAAGGAGAGGATCCAACAATTTTGTCCGGATGCATCTATAGGTGTCGTTCAACAAGATAGAAAGGAAACAGATTGTGATTTCGTAATCGCTATGCTCCAATCCCTCTCCCTCAAGGAATATTCATTTGACGATTTTGAAACCATCGGTACTCTCATTGTCGACGAATGTCATCATATTTGTGCGAAGGTATTTAGTCAGTCTCTTTTTAAACTGTGTCCGAAGCATATATATGGATTGTCCGCGACCCCTTTTAGAAAAGATGGTCTCACGAAAGTTCTTCATTGGTTCATGGGACCTACATTCTTTGTGGTGGAGCGTGAAAATCAGCAACAAGTTGAAGTTTTTCCTATAGAGTATACATGTGATCGATACAGAGATCCCCCACCGTGTTTACGTAATGGTAAATTATCGCTCACGACCATGATCACGGAGATCGTTGAAAATAGGGATAGGAATAGAATGCTCGTCAGTCTCATTAGAAAAATAGTATCGGGAGAATCGACGAGACAGGTCCTCGTACTCAGTGATCGCAGATTTCATTGTGAATTCTTACATACATGTTTTCCCAAGAGTTCGGGACTCTACATGGGAGGTATGAAAGAATCTGAATTAAATGAATCTAGTAAAAAACGAATTTTGTTCGCAACGTTTAGTCTCGCGCATGAAGGTTTAGATATCCCGAGTTTAGATACAGTGATCTTAGTAACTCCCAAATCGGATATAGTTCAGTCCATCGGTAGAATCATGAGAGAAACACACGGTAAAAAGAACAATCCGCATATTTATGATATATGTGATCAGTGGTCTATATTACACGCTATGTTTACGAAACGTTTACGTGTTTATAAAAAGGGTGGGTTTAAACTCCCAAGTAGTATTCTTCCCGAAGATGTCATAGAACCATCCGCAGGAAAATGTTTATTTTTATAATATCGATATTCATAAATGTCTGGAGCCCTCATACAACTCGCAGCGAAAGGTGCACAAGATGTATACTTGACAAACGAAGGTGGTATGTCGCTATTTAGTATAAAATATAACCGTCATACCAATTTCGCACAAATCCCGAAATACTTGGGTGAAATAGATAATACCACGTGTTCCGTAGTTTTACCAAAATTTGGTGATATAGTGAATGGTATATGGTTCGAGGGTACAAATCTATATAGCGCATTCGAAGACGCAACGATCGATTTTTATCTCGGGGGGAACTTCGTTGATTCTCATCCCATAGATTTCTTAACAGATATTTGGCCCACGTACATGTGTGATTCAGTTTCATCCAGGAATTCTGTAAATTCCAAATGTATCCCACTCCGATACTTTTTTTGTATGAAAAATTTATTTTTTCCATTGGCTGCACTCCAATATCACCAAATAGAGGTTCGTGTTTCGTTTAAAAAACAAGATGTGAAAAAGATAAAAGCGTACGCGAACTATATTTTCCTAGACGGACAAGAACGTAAACGTTTTACGTCTCAGAAACTCGATTTCGTCATAACACAAACCCAAAAAATAGAAAAAGATATTCAGGTGGGATTGGTCGATATAGATTTATCCGAATTCAAACACCCAGTAAAATCCCTTATTTTTGGTCCAAGTATAGCATTTGATACGTGTGATATACAGATGAATGGAACCACTGTCATAGAAGACATGAGTCCACAATATTTTCACACGGTTCAGAACTATTTACGCTCGACGCATGGGTGTTCCGACTTTAGTGTAAAGACAAATACACCTAAAAATACCAAATACTATGCGTATCACTTTTGTCTAAACGCATCTAAATACGAACCCACGGGTACTTGTAATTTTAGTAAAATAAACAAAGCAAATCTGATCCTTAGGAACGTCAGAACGGAAAGTAAAAAGTGTATCGTATATGCCATAAATTATAACATTTTACGCATAGAAAACGGAATGGCGGGTATTTTATTTGGAAAATAAATCACGACTAATTATAATAATGGGTGGTTGTTCTACTGGAAGAAGCACACGTAAATATGGTGGTGGAGCTGGCGCTACTTCGCTCCAAACCGTTACTGATAACGGAGCAACAACAACAAACAACATAGCCATAGGCGCAGATGTGGCCGGTAAGGCTCTTGATATCCAAGATAAAACAAATAAACTAGTGGATTTAATTCGAATCCGATCGGCTTCTGCAGTGGGTACAAATGATCTTTCTCACGCGGGTATAATCCTGAGTGGAACCGAAGATGTTTCTGGGACTGGTATGTATGGTGGATTTGTGAATGGATTTTATAAACGAACATCTGGTCCGGATTTTTCTGGATCTATGATCGGTTTAATAAATAACGGTGTGAGATCGAATGTTATGTCTTTTACACAAAGCACGGATACAAACGCACAAACGTGTGTAATCATAGAGAAAGATGCACAGGGTCGAGCCGCAAACGTAGCCGTTGAAGACGGACAAACCATGACATTAGGACACTATAATAAAGCGACGGGTTCGTTTACACAGCGTGTCATCATAAACTCAAGCGGTTACGTCGGTATAGGTGTAGACGACCCAAATGCAATTTTCGAAGTAGGTGGTGCATTTACAGCCGGTACGGTAAACGTATCCTCTATTAATTCAACGGGTGCTGTGAGTGGGACTATTAATGCAGAATCCATTACGCAAGGTTTATTAAATTGTGATCGTGGGGGTACAAATATAGGTACGTATGCGTTGGGTGATATATTGTA